TATTAATGGAAACTCCTTTATAACTTGTAAATTGACCTAAAACAATTAGTTTACCATCAGGTTGTAATACCATATCTTGAACATCTTCGGTATTAACAAAACCTGTTGTAGTATTAAAACTTGTATCAATTGTCATTGCCGATAAATTAAGACGAGCTAATCTTTGTGCGGATATTCCTTGTATAGACGTGAACCAACCACCAATATAAATTTTATCGTTTGTGTTATCTATTATAAATTTAGATTGTGTTATGGTTGCATTTACTGTTGCAATTGTTTGTTGACGAGCACCTGTTGTTGAATTTACTCTTACAAGACTATCTAAATTATAACCGGCATATAATAAGTCACCTGAAGAATTAAACCCCATACAAGTTACATCTTGTGTTTGGTTAATTGATAAACCTAAATTAAATTCTGTTAATAACGTACCTGATGAATTTGTTTTTACAATGAATTGTCTTTCAGTCCCATTATATTCAACAATTCTTCCTCCTATAAAAATATTTGAATTTGAATCAACTAATATTTGATAAATGGTTACTGAATATGTGAATTCTAAAAGTAAACTCCCATCTGAAGTACCAACTGAATTCCGATTTAGTATCATTTGTTGTGTGACTTTACTTTTAGAAATATTAAATTTTCCAAAATAATTTACACTCCAAGTTGTTGCACTAAAATAGTTCGTTAGATTAATATAGTCATCAGTCGCATCAAAAAAGAAATTTCCAGCGTTAGATGAATTATATAATGTTCCATTTGCTAAAGTACCAATATTTGAGGAAATACTTGCGTCATAAATTGTACTACCTGTTGGTGTGTAAAATTTTGGGTTAGCTGGGTCTAATAAAAGAGACAAACCATTTGTAGTAATATTTCTTATATTCTGTACTGTACTCATATAATCGGGTCAGGAGATGTCCATTCAGGAGTTTGTAAAATATCTAATATTTCTTCATAGGTATACGGGCCTTCCTTTGTTGTCAAGGAGTCCACACTTGATGGAACGACATCACCTTCCCATTTAACAAATGTCTTTGTTTCATCAACCGACTTTCTAACGGTATCTATTGATGTTTCTAAAACTTGTGTAAAATCAATAAGTGGTAACTCACTTGTACCAAATATCATAAATTGTCTTTGTCCGTAATCTTGTAATTGTGTTTCCATATGTTATAAATATTATAAACCGTATCTACCTTTTAACGCATTGTAGTTTTGTAGAACTTCTTGGTCAGTTAATACTTTATTATACGCCCTACATACACTCACATTACCATAAAACCCTCTATTAGCCGGGTCATTAATGTCAGTTCCAAAACCTCCAATACTTGTGGAAAAAGTATTACTCCCACTATATGAAATTGAATATTGTTCTAAAAATGATGAATTAATATATAATTTCGCTTGCGTTGAGTTAATTGTTAAAACAACGTGATTCCATCTATTGTTAAAATATGTTGTGGTAGTTGTGTTTTGATACGATGCTGCTCCGCTATTAACTCTTGAATGCATTTGTCCAGTTATTGATAACCGTAAACCAAGACCATAATTGGCGTAAAAAATACCTTGTATTCTACCATTACTTCCAAAAGAATTAAACCACGACTCTATTGAGAGCTCTGCTGAAGGTTGTATATTATTCTGATTTATTATTACATAATCATCCGTACCATCAAATGTAATTGAACCTCCATTATTTAGACTAAAGGTTGGTCCATTTATTAAAGTACCGATAACATTAGTACCTGTTATCTCTCTAATAACTGTACCACTTCCAGGATAAGAATCTCGTTTAGCAGCATCTAAATCAAAGATTAAACCATCTTTTACAATTCCTCCGTAATATGATATTCTTCCTGCCATTGTTAATCAATTACTTTTTCCCAAATAAAACCACCACTTGATTTTAATTTTTTATTTAGACACATTGATATGTTTGGTATTTTAACACCACTATCTAATGATGCCATTTTTAAAGATTCATAAACGCATAAAATCATTTTTGTTTTTTTATCTATTTTCGCAACCTTTATTTTATTTGGTTTATTTTTACACATATTAATCCTAATATGTTCTGGTAGTTTTTTACCAATTCTATTTTCACTCATTTTTTTCTTGGTTTCATCTGACATTTTAAACCCTTTCTTTTTATTGCTAATTTTTTCTTTAGTTTCTTGACTTAGTTTTTTATTCAAATTTACTTTTCGTAATATTTCTTTATGTTCCTCAGTAAGTTTAGAACCATACCTATTATTAAGATTCCCTATTCTTTGTTTTCCTAAATCACTTAATTTTTTTCTAATTTCTTCAGAAGGATTACGAATACCATCACCTCCATCTGTTAAATTGTACCCAATTTTACTATGAGTATTTAATTCTTTAATCCAATAAATTTCTCGTTCACATATATTTTCTTTTGTTAAATTTTCTTCAAGTATTTCTTTTGTAAAATTTTTTTTTCCGTATTTTTTTATTGCCAATTTTATTTGATTCCCAGAACCAAAATAATATTTTGATTTGTCTGGTCGTTCTTCACATTTACCGACATATTTTTTATTATTTATTTTATTTGTTATTAAATAGATATACATATTAATAAATATCACACGATACCAAATCTTGATTTAGTGGCATTATAGTTTTGCAGGATTTCTGATGCCGTTAAATTTCTATTATATATTTTAGCAGAATATACAATTCCGTTCCATTGTGTTCCTGTACCTGTTGTACCTGGTCCTCTAGTACCTATTTTAAAATATTGTGATGTTCCAGTGTATGTTTGTGTAACACTTATTCTAAAAACTCCATTAACATACCAAGATTGACTTGTACCTGATTTAGATAATGTATAAACTTTAATGTCTGTGGTACCTATGGGTGTCAAGGTTGCAAGTAATGGTGTTGCGAAATTTGTATTATCACCATTAAATGATGTTAATCCATCTCCCCATATTTCAAAATCTAACAGTTGATACCCCTGGGAAGTACCGGAAGCAAAACACCATAATGTCTGCCTATTATTAATATCAGTAGTCATTGTGGATGATTTACCAATAACCTCAATAGTATAATTTGTTGAAGTATCTAAAATAAAAGGAACATATATAAAGTCATTAGTACCGTCAAGTACAATACTACCAGCACTTGTTCCACTATAAACAGGCCCATTAACTAATGTTCCTGTATTCCCACCACGTGAGATATCATTCCAAGTAGTACTTCCACTTACATAACTTTTAGTATTTGCAGCATCCAAATACAACACTAATCCGTCCGTAACTATTTTGGGTGAATATTGAAACGCCATTTTATAATCCTCTTAATATTGATTCCACAATCCAAGTACCTGTTGATGCGGATGCTCGTAAAACGGCACTTGACCCTGACATCACATAACCAAATGTCACTGGAGTTGTAACCCCTATATCATTAGTTGATGTTTCAGTAAAGTTAACTGTACTACCACTCCATATTGCCATCATATTTCCAGCTCTCAATCCTGTAGACCCACTAACATAATAATCAACAAATGAAGACGTGTATGCACTTGTTGGAAATGAATAAATTGTTGTACCTGTTGACGCAGTAATTGATGTTACACGTTTTGTAGTATAAAGTGATGGAGCCTGATAGTCACCAATAATTGTTGTACTATCAGAAAACACTTCTAATATTGGTAGACCTGAAATGTCACTTACAGAGAATAACGAACCTGTTAAACTATCTGTAACACTAAACAACTCACCTTGTGAACCTTGTACTGAAAACACAGGTGCTGATGTACTATTACCTGAACTAATTACAGTTAAACTTGTTCCTGTTGTTGCAGATAATCTTGTGGCTCCACGAACATCTAATTTATAAGTTCCTGTATTTGCAGTTGTGCCAATAAGTGTATTACCACTTACAGTGTTTAACATTACATTCCCAATAGTTGTTTCTATCGCTCTAAAATCTGTCGCTGCCGATATCGTTGGATTAACATAAATTCCTCTTGTAACTCCACTCGAGCCACCTGTTTGGTTTATTGTAGGAGTTACTTTTAGAGCGTTAAAAGAAGGTGTTCCACTTGCTGATGTTGGAGCGTACGTACCTAAAAAGTTTGCAAATCCTTGCTCATTATTAGGGCTATTTAAAGTATTATAACTTTGAGCATCTATAATATATCCGCTACCACCTGCTATGTTTGAACGTAGATTTAGAGTATTACCTAAACTGATTAAAGCAAATCCAGAACTTTGGTAAAAATGATTCTGCACCCTCGCCGTTCCACTAACATCTAATCCATATGAGGGACTACTTGTTAAAATACCTAAACGATTATTTGTATTGTCCCAAAAGAAATTAGAATTATTCTGTGATAAAGTTCCTCCACTTCCCTGAAATATAACCGAACCTGTTGTGAATGGTGATGATAAAGTTGTTGCAGATATTGTTGTTGCAGTTAATGCTTGTAATGAAGTATTACCCGTTACAGTTAAATTACCGTTGATGGTTAAACCCGTAATAGTCCCTCCACTAAATGATGGAAGATTGTTATATGTTGTTGCAGATATTGTTGTTGACCTAACATTTGTTAAACCTGTTAGTGTACTTGACCAGTTGGCTTTACCATCAGATGTCGTGGATAATAAAACTTTGTTAACACCTTCAGTCCCGTCAAGTAATTGAACTGAATATGCACTTAATGGGGTGCTATAACCACCAATTGCTCTAGCATCAAAATAACCTCCAATACCTGTAGTTATACCTCCAAATTCTGAAGTGTCTAAAGCACCTTTAACACCTATTGCTAATAACCCATCTTGAGCAACACCTAATATACCTGTATTGTTAAAACCATTACCACCGAAAGCAGAAGAGCTTATTCCAGTTGCTCCACCACCACCATTAACTAATGAAGAAATACCGATACCCCCTGATGCTTGATTTTGAACATTCAAAGTGGTCGAATTTACTGATGAATAGACATACATTTTATAAGAAGCAGATGGAGCAACACTAACACCAATATTTGTTCCGTCATCTTGTATCTGACTATTACCTAATGCGGTTGTTCCTGTCCATTTTGGAATGTAATTTGATGTACCACCACCTCTAACAGTACCTGAAAATGGTAAATTAGAATATGTTGTTGCAGATATTGTCGTTGCCGTTAAAGCTTGTAATGACGTGTTACCTGTAACTGTTAAATTACCGTTAATTGTAAGTCCTGTAATAGTTCCCCCACTAAATGAAGGAAGGTTATTATATGTCGTCGCAGATATTGTATTTGCACTTAATCCACCTGTAAAGTTAGTAGCCCCCGATACTGTACCACCTGTAAAATTAGAACCTGTTGTCCCTGTAAAGTTGACACCAAAATTAGGATAGGAGCTTACTATTTGTATGTTTGTCCCACCTGTGATTGTAACAGTTTGGTCAGGTAAAGTATTTGTAATTGTAACAACTCCATTACTTGTTGACGCCGATATTCCTGTTCCACTTGTAACCGCACTAACAGGCAAATTAAAATATGTCGTCGCAGATATTGTCGTTGCCGTTAAAGCTTGTAATGACGTATTACCCGTAACCGTTAGATTACCGTTGATAGTTAAACCTGTAATACTTCCCCCACTAAATGAAGGTAAGTTGTTATATGTTGTCGCAGATATTGTACCTGTTATTATATTATTAGTATATAACGTACAGTTAGCCGTAGCATTTAATCCACAACCAATAGCCGAAGAAAAACTACCACTAACAGTATTACCACTACCTCCAAGTACCATACTGTAGTTACCACTAACAGTATTACCTCTACCTGTTCCAATAAAACTAGAAGAACCACCTGATGTAATAATATTTAAAGTGCCACCTCCAATAAATGAACAGTTACCACCCGCAGTATTTTTACAACCACCAACAACTGACGATGTTACTCCGCTAGTAATATTTTGAAGTCCCCCTCCAATAAATGAATAAGAGCAACAAGAAGTATTTAAACCACCTCCAACAACACTAGCGGAACTTCCACACGATTTATTACCAATACCACCACCAACAAAAGAATAGGTACTATAGGTATTATTGAATGCACCACCAACAACTACCGACGCTAATCCTGATGCGGTATTACCTGTACCAGCCAACGATGCCGAAAAATCAGCAGTCGCGTTATTAGCAACCCCACATCTAATTGAAGATGTTGTACACGTTCCCTGAATAATAACGGAACTTACAGGTGTATAATTTGTTAATAATCCGTTAGTACTCGAACAAACAGCTTGTCCTGATGACAACGTACTTGAATAGATTGACCCACAAGAACAAAAATTATTTGTATAAAATGTATTGGGACAAGATGCAACAATATTACACCCAAACACACCAATAAATGAGTCAGATATAATATTATTTAACCCGCCAATAACAACTGAATTGGACATTTTACTAGCGCCTGAAATAGTATTTAAACACCCATTAAGGATTGAAGAAAATGATGGATAAGTAGAAATTGTGTTTTGATTTCCCCCTCCAATAAATGAATAATTACCACTTGCCCTGTTACAATATCCACCACTTATTGTTGACTTGTATCCACTCACAGTATTAAATCTTCCCCCACTTACGTTTGAATAATCTCCACTTGCAGTATTACTTGACCCACCACCAACAAATGAAATATAACCACTTACAGTGTTACCTGCACCTCCTCCAATAACTGAATAATTGCTACTAACAGTGTTAGTTGAACCTCCTCCAATAATTCCGCCAGTAATTCCAACCATAGTATTACATCTACCTGCGCCAATAAATGCTGAGTCACCTCCATTAATATTACAATATCCCCCACTTATCGTTGACGTGGTACCACTTGAGGTATTACAATACCCTCCGCTTACGGTTGAACCATTACCACTTGAGGTGTTATTTCGTCCTCCACTTACGGTTGAGTAATAATTACTTGAGGTGTTAAGATATCCACCACTTACGGTTGACCTACATCCACTTGAGGTGTTACTTTGTCCTCCACTTACGGTTGAATCATCGCCTATCGCGGTGTTTGAATATCCTCCACCTACGGTTGAGTAAGCGTTACTTGCGGTGTTACCACGTCCTCCACCAACAAATGAATATTTACCTAACGCAGTATTACCCGAACCTCCCAAAGAAGCCCCATAATCACCCTTAGCGGTATTATTTACCCCACATCTAACAGTTGAGTTAATTCCTGTTCCAACAATATATAAACTAGTTCCTGATGTCCCACCTGAACTTGCACCTGACGAAAACTTTCTCCATACCGCAGTAGCATGAGTTGCTCCACTTACATCTTCAATTGTATTACCCGTCCAAGCGTTAATAAACGATTGTCCCGCAGCGGTCTTATTATTTATTGTAGTCCCGAAATCTGATATACGAACACACCCCGTACTAGCAGTTGCAGCATTAAATAATGTTTCGTAATTATTAATATAATATTGATAAACTTGGTCTTGCTCATAAACATATACCAACATACCAAGTCGTCTTCTACCTGATGAAATATTATCCGAGGCAAGTGTTATAACATTAGGTGACCAAGCGGCTCCAGTCCCCTTTGTAAACTCAATAGGGATAGTGTTACCCGAATACTCAATACTCCCTGTTGTTCCTGATGGTATAGTATAATAAAGGTCAGATAAACTATAAACCTCCATGTAACCACCAGTATTGTTAACACTAAAAGTAGTACCATAGGTATTGTTTCTTGGCACAGTCTGTGTTCCATTTACTTGAATTGACGATATTGGATTTTTATATGGGAAACTCATTTACTATAATTATATATCAATCTTACTTCCTCTAAAATAAAGGTCATAAGTATTATCCAATTCAAACGTATTTGATGGGTATGTGGTGTAAACTCTATATGTTGTCTTAACAATTGTACCACCAGTATAAGTGAATGTGTTAGCGTAAATTGTTGGTTCCATTTTCACACTTGTAAAGACATTTGGATTAACAATCCCCAAATCAATTTCAACTTGATACTTGTAATTTGTATATACCACAGGTATTATCCATGTGTACCATGCTTTAGAACCTACAGTATTTTCAGCAACTTTTGTAGTTAAAAAATTATAAGCAATTTTTGGATTACCATATGAGTCAAAACCACTTGTCGTGATTGGTATCGTCTGTTTGATAATCGACGGAAATAATCCTGTTGTCCACCCTGAAAAATTAACATATCGATTCATATCAGAGTCAAACGTACTTGCCGAACTACTTGGTTGTGTTGTGTTTGTGAATCCATAGAAACTCGACCCAAGTGAACTCATATAAGAACCAATACTCGATGAACCTGAATAAGGCTCAATAAATAAATAACCATATAATAAAGGTTCAGGTGTTGGTGTAGGTGTAGGAGTTGTTGTAACAGTTGGAGTTACGGTCTTAGTAGGTGTAATACTTGGAGTTACGGTCTTAGTAGGTGTAATACTTGGAGTTACGGTCTTAGTCGGTGTAATAGTTGGAGT